TAAGAAGATCAAACTATAGCTATAAGGCACACGGTACAGAAATTAGAATATATCCGACACCTGTTGTTGACAATAAAAAATTATGGATCAAAGTAAAACAATTTGCTGACCCTTTAGATCCAGCTTATCAAGACAGTTCTATTTATGGCGTTTCAAATATGAGTAACTTGCCATTTGGAAATATTCCTTATTCTAATATAAATTCAATTGGACGTCAATGGATTAGGCAGTTTTGTTTAGGATTAAGTATGGAACAATTAGGATATATTAGAGGAAAGTTTGGATCAATTCCTGTACCTGGGGATTCTGTTACCTTAAATCATAGCGAACTAATTTCAAACGGCAGATCTGATCAAGAAAAATTAAGAGAACAATTAACAACAATGTTAGACACAATGACATATGACAAACTAATAGAAATTCAATCAAAAAGAGCAGAAGAGTTAAATAAGCAGCTTAAATATGTTCCTTTGGCACATGCAATTAAATATGCGTAGGTAAAATATGTCCAGACTTTTTATAACACAAAGAGAAATTAATTTTATAAATGATACAGCAAAAGAACTGATCAAAGATGTAATTGGTCAAAAAATATATTTGTTCCAGATATCAGAAATTAAATCTAATGTACATGATGTATATGAAGAATCACCAGAAAAAATATTTGATAATCCAATTGAAATAGAATGCTTGGTAAAATATCAACAACCTGAGGTTAGAACAAATCGATTTGGATCGGAAAAATATTTTAGAATCGAAGCATATATACAATCAAAAGACTTGCTCGATAAAAATATAGAAATATTAGAAGGTGATTTCTTTTCTTTTGGTTCTGTTTTTTTTGAAATAACACAGGCGCCAAGCTCTGATATTATATTTGGTCAAATTGAACATGGAAAATTTATTACAATTAAAGGAACACAATCTAGAAAAGGTCAATTCTTGTCAAAGGTATTTGGTCCTACATCAGAATCATATACAGATGAAAATGCTGTACAAGATACATTTTATCAACAGAGAGGTTTTGAAAAAAATGAATTAGGAGAAACTGCAGACGTAAGAGACTTAAGAAAAAATGGTGTTTTAGAAGAGCCAATCACAGGCCCTAAAGAGATATCTAAAAAAGGAGACACAACAGGTGCAGGCTCTTCTTTTTATGGAGATGATTGATGTCAAAGAAAAAACAAATTATTAAGCCTTTTAAAGGAGATAACGTACCTAATGATTTTGATTTTCCTTCAAACGAAATAGAAGATATTGATCGAGCAATATTTGATTTATTTGATAAACAAATATCATTTGAAATAGAACAAAAAGGAAATGCCAGAAAAGTTCCTGTTGTTTTTTCTGCAGGTGAAAGATTTGCATTAACTAGAAGAAAAGATCCAATAAGAGATAAAAACAATGCTTTGATTTTACCTATTATTTCAATTATGAGAAAAGATATTGATACATCTCCAAGCCAACATGGTAAAGGAACACCAATCGCATGGTCAGACCAGCCAACATACTATATTAAAAAAAGATTAGACTCTAAAGATAGAGAATATCAAAATATTATCAATAAAAGCAGCATTAAAAACCAAGATAATGTAGCAAATAGAAAAAACTTTGGATTAAATGAAATATTTCCTGGTAATAAAAATGTTTTAGGAACTTTAGCTAGTAGAAGAAATAGTAATAACTTAAGCTATAAATCAAAAAACATAACTTTAGAAAATAATCTTGGTAATAATATTTTTGAAATCATAGAAATTCCTTATCCTACATTTATGGCAGTTAAATATGAAGTAACTTTATGGGCCCAATATTTAACACAAATTAACGAAATGATGCAGTTTATATTAAATAATTTTACTGGTCAAGGTCATGAAATGAGAACAAAAACAACCAAAGGATATGAATTGACTGTATTTTTTAACGCAATGCTGTTGGTTGATAACAATATTGATTCAATGTCAGATGAAGAAAGAATGGTAAAATATTCTTTAGAATTAATTGTTCCTGCTTATATGATAAATTCTAAATCTTCTAGAGGTGATCCTAATAAAACTAGATCATATACGTCTGCACCTTTTATAAATTTTTCTTATTACGAAAATAATTCAGAAACAAGAATTGTCAATAGGACAAATAAAAAAGAAAATAAAAATAGTAGCAAATTTATATTAAGTGACATTAATACAGATAGTAAAAGAGACACACGCTCAGAAAGTACAGAAGAAATAGAATATTATACAGAAAATCCTTTTAGTAATCAAAAAGAATTAAAATTTTCAAAAATCATCAGCAGAAATCAAAGATCAGGAGAAACTGTCATATCTCCTTTGGTAATAAATAAGATTGACACTCAGAGTGAGTAATTGTTAGTGACAAAATGATTAGTTGAAGAATAGATATATATAGAAATTCAGGAGAAAATAATGTCAGAAGAAACTTTTAAATTCCCAAATGTTTTTGAAAAAGAAACAGACTTAACAGGAAGGAGCAATAATGCTAGCAACAACATACCTCCTGCAGCTATTATTGGCACTTCAAAAAAAGGTCCCGCGTTTATACCTGTTAAAATTACAAACAAAAGTCAATTATTAAATCATTTTGGAGAGATAGACAAAGATAAACATGGAGCCCAAGCTGCTCATTCGTTTTTAGATTTTAAGGAAAGCGTTCAATTTACAAGAGTTTTAGGTGCAGGTGCAAACTTAACAGTATCTGATGTCAATATCACAGAAATTAATGGAACTGTTAAAAATGCAGGATTTAAAATAACAGGATCTTTAAATGGGTTTGGAGAAAAAAGAGGTTCTGGAGGCGTTCAATTAATAGCAGGTATTCATAAAACTATAGGTGGTATGGAGACGGTAGGATATCCTATTTTTTCTCAAAATGATTCATTTTCTGTAACTGATGGAGAAGACGTACATTTAGTTAGAGGTATGGTGTTTTTAGCGTCAGGCGCAAGAATGGAAATAATGGATCATAATGAAAAGTATCCGGATGCTGCAGGTATAAATTACGGCAAAACAGCTGATGATGTGGCAAAAATTAAATCATATGATGGATCTAAAGATGAAGGAATGTTTAAGCTAGTAATATCTTCATCTTTAGGGTTGACATATGGTAATGATGAAAACTTTCCTGGTGTACGAATTATTAGCGCATCTTTAGATCCATCAAGTGAACTTTATATAAGTAAAGTTTTAAACACTAGCCCCAAGCTTTTCCATACAGAACAACATTTATTATATGCTGATTTTCCAATAGAGGCTGAGATTGCACATTTAAAATATGACGGTTCTAATAATACAGTAGGAATCCTATCAGCATCAACTTCTTTTTCTAACTTAGGCAATTTAAGAACAAGATATTCAAATGCAAAAACAACTAGTTTTATTTCTCAACCTTTTGGAAATAAAGAATATGATCTTTTTCATTTTGAAACTCTAGATGATGGAGAAATATCAAATGAACTAGTTAAAGTATCAATTACAGATATAAAAAGATCAAACAATGCATCAGATCCTTTTGGTACGTTCACAGTCCTAGTAAGAGATTTTAATGATTCGGACTTAAATACAAGAATTATCGAACAATTTTCTAATTGTACATTAAATCCTAATGATGAAAATTACATTGCAAACAAAATAGGGGATAAGAAAATATATTTTAATTTTGATGCAACTTCAGATGATGAAAAAAGAATTGTATCAACTGGTAAACGCGATAATAATTCTAGGCATATTAGGGTAATCATGAATTCTGATGTTGAAGAAGGTTTAATTCCTAAAAGCTCTCTTCCGTTTGGTTTTAGAGGTATTCCTGTTTTAAAAACAAATGATACATTAACTGATAGTTCAACAAGTCTAGGTACTGGATTAGGATTTAGTAATGAAAGAAGATTATTTCTTTTATCAGGTTCAGATTCAAATGCAAATTTATTAAGAAACTCAATTGTACCTCCGGTTCCTTTAACATTTAAAGTAACAAAAAATGCTGTTAATGAAACAGCACATCAATCTGGTTTTCCAGGTAAAAATGAATTAGCAGATTCAAGAGTGTATTGGGGTATTAAATTTAATAGACTGCCAGTTACTTCTAGTTTGACAAATTCAGCGCTTCATTCAAATGCAGCAAGTGATTTACCTAATAACATTATTAAGTCTTATAGTAAGTTATTAGGTATTGGAAAGCTAGACACTATGGTAACAGGCGCTATGTCAGATAAATTTTGCAATAATAAATTTACACTTGCAAATGTTGCGCTAAATAGAAAATCAACAGCAGGCACAGTTTCTTTAGCAACTGCCATTAGTACAGAAATTACAGGTACAGCAGCCGATCATATGAGAGAGGCAGCATATATTAGAAATGGCAAATTAACAACAGATTATTATTCTTTGACAGATGGAAGTACAGAAAGATTAACGTTTGCATCTTTGGTAGCAGACGATGATTTTAAATCATTTAATAAATTTACTAACTTTTTAAAATTTACAAATATGTTTTATGGTGGTTTTGACGGATTAAATATTTTAGATCAAGATCAGGTAAAAATGAATGATAAGTCAACGTCAGTTGAAGGTGATGGAAAAGCACACGGTACACACGATACTGACAATGGTTACATGAATTTGCACAGTGATTCAGGACCAGGCGTAAATGATCAAAATAATATAGTAAATGCATATAAAACAGCAATTAAAGCAACAGTGGAAAAATTAGATGCTAGCTTTAATATATTTGCAGTACCTGGTATTAGAGATAGCATTATCACAGATTATGCAGGAGAATTAATTAAAGACTACAATAAAGCATTGTATGTAATGGATATACCAGAATATGATGATGATTCTAATAGATTATTTTATGATTCTAGCGTTTATCCTAGCGTTGATAAAACTATAGAAAAGTTTGAAGGAAGAAATATTGACAACAATTATATTGCAACATATTTTCCAGACGTAATAAAACAGCAGCCTTCAGATATAGGTGGCACTGCAACATTGCCTGCATCAGTTGCAGGTTTGGCTGCTTTAGGATACAATGATTTAGTTTCATTTCCTTGGTTTGCTCCGGCAGGATTTAATAGAGGATCTTTGCAGGATATTATCAATACAAAAATAAGGCTTAATGCTGCAGACCGTGACAACCTTTATGAAGCAAGAATTAATCCAATTGCAAAATTTACAACAGGTGATTATGTCATATTTGGCCAAAAAACTTTACAAAAAAATAAGTCTGCTTTGGATCGAGTTAATGTCAGACGAATGTTACTAGAGGTCAAAAGAATAGTATCACAAGCTGCTAACGAAGTTATTTTTGAATTAAATTCAGCTGAAACTCGCAATAAGTTTATTTCATTAATTGCACCTCAGCTATCACTAATACAAAGTCAACAAGGAATAGATCAATACAGAATTATTGCAAATGAGACAAATAATAAACAAGTAGATATTGAAAACAATAGGTTAAATTGTAAAATTATATTAGTCCCAACAAGATCAGTTGAGTACATATCACTTGATTTCATTGTTACAAATTCAGGTGTAGATTTTGACTAAACGTATAATTAATATTAAAATGGAGAAGAATTAATGTCTGAACTAACATTTAGATCGCCTGGTATCAGCACAAGAGAAATTGATATATCACAACCTTCTTCGGCATCTCCGTCAGGAGTTCCCGCAGGAATCATTGGAATTGCAGACAAAGGACCTGCTTTTGTACCTTTTACTTTTGCAAACTTTAATGATTTTGTTGATACATTTGGAGAATTATCAGCTGATAAATTTGGTGCGATTGCAGTTAATGAATGGCTTCGAAGCGCTAATGCTTGTACTTTTATTAGAGTGCTAGGAGTTGGAGACGGAAAGAAAAGGAACGCTGACGGCACTGTCACGAATGCAGGTTTTAAAGTAGGTGATCGTATTATTCAAACAAACGGTCAGTTAGATAATAATACTTATGCAAATTCAGGTGAAGGCGCAGCAGAAGGTAGATTATACTTCCTTGGTTGCTTTATGTCAGAATCAAATGGTTCAACAATCTTTTCTGATGCAGGTATACAAAAGACAACTGTTTCAAGCGGCGTAAAGGCAACTGCTAGCTTTACTTTTGATGACAAACCAAATGAAACCACTTTGCTAACATTAACAGACGCTGAAGGAACTGTTGCTAGTTTTGAAATAGATGACGACGGCGATGGCGTCAGTGCTGGTGCAGTAGCCGTAACTGATATCGCTGAAAACGGTGGCGGTGCTGTAGGTACTGCGATTGATTTAGTTGCAAAAATTAATGCTGATGCAATTAAAATTACTGCCTCGAGAGATGGCAATACTGTTACACTTACACAAGATATAGCAGGTAAGATAGGTAATAAGGCCATCACAAGTACATTAACTTCAATTGCATTTGATCCTAATGGTTCAATGCCAACAGTATTTACAGGCGGAGTTGATGGCAATCACGCGATTCCGATTCTTCGTGGTATTCTTATGGCACCTAGCGGCGTTATTCTTCATTTAAGTGGTAACTCGCACGGAGCAGTTACTACTCAAGGGTCTGCAGCACCTCTTACAACAAACACTGCGCGAACAAATGATGATCTTTTTATGGGAAGAAGCGGATGTATTACAGGATCTGTTGATTTAAGAAGCGGAAAACAAGAATTTACTATTTTAATGAACGGCTTCAATGGGCTTAATGATCAACCAACTCATTTAACAGCTTCTTTTGATCCGCTTGCATCAAACTATATGTCACGAGTTTTAAACACTGATCCTCTTAAAATAGAAGAGAAAGGTCATCTTCTTTATAATCACTATCCGATTCACGGCAATATTGCAAAAGTAACAGGATCAGGTGTTGTTTCGGAAGGACACATGTCAAGAGGCACATCAAATGAAGGCGCATATAGTAGTTTAACACTTAAAGAAGATATATCTTTCTTATTGACATCTTCTATTGGAAGAGGTGCATCTTCATCAACAGTACCTGACTATGAAAATTTTCAAGATAGATTTTCTCATGCTGAAACCCCTTATGTGATATCACAGCAGTATGGTGGAACTTATTATGATCTTTTTAAAGTCGTTGCTTTATCAGCAGGTGCAGGATTTGCAGATGACTTTAAGTTTTCAATTGAAAATATTAATAAAGGAAAAGATGATAATACTTACGGTACTTTTGACTTAATCGTTAGAGATGGCTATGATAGCGATAGTGAAAAAAGAATTTTAGAAGCTTTTAGAGGTTTAACTTTAGACTCGAGTGACTCCAACTACATTGGAAGAGTTATTGGAGATCAAAATATTAAATTTAACTTTGATGTATCTTTAAGCTCACAAAAAATAATCGCCGAAGGTAACCATCCAAATAGATCAAAATATATAAGGGTTAAATTATCAAATGCTTTATTAGCAGGAAATGTACCGATAACAGCTCTTCCATTTGGGCACAGAGGTCCAAAGCATTTATTGACATCAGGTTCATATTTGGCAAGAGAAGAAGATTCGCTATATGCTGCTACAGACATTTTACAAAGAATAAAAGAACCACCTGTTTTTTACAGAAAAAATATATCAGATAATACTGGTTTAGCAAAAGTTGTTGATGCCAAAAAATATTGGGGAATTCAAAATACAATGCAGGTAAAGTCAGATGATCCAAACTTTATCTCATTTAATGAACAAATAGTTGATTTGCAACCAGTTGCAGCAAATTTTCAAAAGTTTTTTCCAGATCATAGTACAGCTACAAAAATGTGGCAAGGAGATAATCCAAATGCCGCTGAAGGTTTAAATTCTGACACTTTTAATTATAACTTGTTTAGTTTAAACAAAATTAAAGTGAGAACCGGTTCGAATAGTGACGCAACAGTCACAACCGCAGACCCTACACAATGGATTAGTGCTTCTTACGTACGTAGTGCACCAACAGACGTAATTTCTTCAGATGATGACTTAAAAACAAGAGGTTTTACAGTTGATGATTTAGAAGTTCCTGGTAACGTCAAATATGCTAAATTTACATTTTTTGCACAAGGTGGCTTTGATGGCGTTAATATTTTTAGTAAAGAAAAAAGAGACTTAACAAACAACGCTGCAAAATATGAAATTGATAATTCTTCAACTCAAGGCGGAACATCAGGTCCTACAATTTCAGCTTATAGAAAAGCTTTGGATATTATGGGATCTAAGACAGATGTTGATATAAAAGTTTTATCAAATCCAGGCATTAGAAATTCAATTATAACAGATTATGGAATATCAGTAACAGAAAATAGATTTGATTGCTTATATGTAATGGACATTGAAGAAAGAGATCAAGCAAATAAAGTTGTAACTGCATCTATACAAAATGTGCATATTGCCAATACAATTAAATCTTTTAAGAATAGAAACGTTAATTCTTCCTTTGCTTCAGCATATTTTCCAGATATAAATATGACTTTGCCTGGGACAAATAATACAATCTCAGTTCCTCCTTCTGTTGGTGCAATAGGTGCTTTATCTTTAAACGATTTAGTTGCTAATCCATGGACACCACCTGCTGGAAAACAACGCGGTGCTGTAAATGCCAGAAGTGTGGATGTTACATTAAATAGAAATAATTTGGATGATCTGTATTCTTCTAATATTAATCCGATAACAACTTATCCAAATACCGGTGTTATTATATGGGGACAAAAAACATTACTTAAGAGTCAATCTGCATTAAACAGAATTAATGTTAGAAGGCTATTAATAAATGTTAGAAGGTCTGTTAGAAATGTCGCAAATACTCTTTTATTCGAACCTAATAGAGAAGAAACTTTAGTTAAGTTCAATAGTTTAGTAAATCCTATTTTGCAAAACATTAAAAGAAAAAATGGTGTAACTCAATACAAAGTTGTTATTGATTCTTCAACAACAACACAAGCTGATGTTGAAAACAATACAATAAGAGGTAAAATATATCTTCAGCCTGTCAGAGCTATTGAGTTTGTCGCTTTAGACTTTGTAGTAACAAATGCAGGAACAGAAATTTAGTTGTGTTATATATATTTTTAAAGATTAGGAGATAAAAATGGCAGAAACGCTCTCAGTAACAGACATGTTACCAAACAAATTCGAACCTAAAAGAAGTTATAGGTGGGTTTTAGCAGTTGAAGGTATTGATTCATTTCTTGTTAGTGCAACAAAAAGACCTAGCGTGACAATCAATGCTGTTAAAATTCCTTTTATAAACAGCTATCGATACGTCGCAGGTAAAGCTGACATGGGTGACCTTAGTATGACTTTACATGACCCAATTGCTCCTTCCGGAGCTCAACAAGTAATGGAGTGGATTAGAACTCATTACGAATCAGTATCAGGAAGAGCAGGTTATGCTGATTTTTTCAAAAGAGATATACAGCTTAAGCTTTTAGATCCTGTTGGGACTGTTATAGAATTATGGGATATAAAAGGCGCATTTATAAAATCTGCAGACTTTGGTAGCTTAGGATACGATACAGATAATCAAATGATGATAAGCGTTAGCCTATCATTTGATAATTGTATTTTACAATTTTAATTTTAAATTTATGATTGTATTAAGCATATAAATTTAAAGTGGTGAAAGATGTCAAGTAATTTTATTGATAATGCTCACAATAGTGAGCATATTATGAAAAATAATATTATGAAGGATGATTTTAATTGGGAAGTACCTGTTGAAATTGTTCCTTTGCCTTCGAAAGGTAAAGTTTATGATCCTAATAGCCTGTTATACAATTTAGAAAAAATAAAAATTAAAGCAATGACAGCAACAGAAGAAGATATACTTTCATCTACATCATTAATTAAAAGTGGAACTGCAATTGATCAATTGCTTAAATCTTGCTTAGTTAACAAAAATATAG